TTGCAACGATTCCATAACGAGTCTTAAATCCAATTTTTGGCTGGAAGGTCTGCTCACCGACAGCACGTACCATCTGGAGAGGTACATATGGGCAGTAGAAGAGACCTGCATCATAAGGTGAGGAACCCTTATATCCAACAACGTAGAACTGGTTAGCAGCAACGTTTGCTGAATATGGATCGATGTATACTCTGTACTTACCCTGTAGAACACCAGCGAAGGTGTTGCCAGTGTCATCAACCTGAAGGTTTGCATTGAGTGCAGGGGTGTAATCAAGAACACCTGCCATGGTGAGTGCGGAAGCAACGTCAGCAGAGCAGAGGATCATGTTACCTTTTCCTCTACGAGTTTGCTGTGCAATTGCGTTTGCATCACGCTCGATTTGGAAGATGAGACCCTTGAACTTCTCAACTGACCAACGACCATTGGAGTCAACGTCGAGGTCAAAAGTACCAGCGGTAGCGGTATTTACCTGAGCACCAGGAACAGCAACCTTATAGATGGTACGGATGATTTCGCGGTTGATCTCAGCAAGAATCTCAGTTGAGAGAATATTTGCGAGTTCCGCTTCAGCATTCAGACCGTGAATTGCCTTGAGGTCCTGAGCGAGTTCTAATGAATACTCAGCTTTCAGAGCACGGGACTTAGCGGTAACGGTTAGCTTCTCAATTGAGAATGCCATCTCGTTAAAGTAAGTTGCTGCAGCACCATCTCCAAGTGCTTCAGAATTACCAGTGGTCATACCTTCGCCAACGTTATACTGGTTAGCACCAGTAGCTGCGTTGGTTGACTGATCGGTTGGTGAAAGGATTGAAGGATTGCTTCCACCCTGAACTGTAGTACCTAAACCAACAGCACCATCATTGAATCCATCGGTGAGGCTGTTACCCTTATTCTGACCAGAGAATGCAGAGTTTGCTTCGTTGTAGAATGCTTCTGTTCCAGTTTGACTATTGTAACGGGAACGCATTGCAAAAATAAGTCCAGTAGGACCATTCATTGGTTGAACGCCACAAAGATCGTAAGCGATCAGATTTGGCATTGAACGGCGGATCAGTGAGATCAGCACAGGATCAAAACCTGCAACTGGAGTTCCAGTAGTATTTGAAGCACTACCAGTGTATCCACCAGCAAGTCCAGCACCAGCAAAACTTTGAGTTGGTGCTTCTGAGAGGAATGAACGCTCTTCGCGGAGTTCTCTCTCTTGGTTTTCTAGCAGGATAGCAGTTACCGCTCTACGATGTGAATCTTTGATCGGATCCATTCCTTGATAGTCAAGGATTGGTGCCCACTTCTCCTGCAGATATTCTGCGTTGTACATCTGCATTGTAGTTTACCTCTTTAAAAAAGTTTTGTTTGACTTTATAATTTAAAAATCACTTTTTAGCGACTCTGCTGAGAGTCTGAAGATATGCTTCCATAATTGGCGAAACTGAGTTTTGCTCAGTTATTTCATATGAAGCATGTTCAGATAAATTCTCAGTTACATCTCTTTGAGTACCAGCATTTGTTGAGAAATAAGATTCTCTCAGAGTTACTAGTTTCTCACGATAGTTCTCTTCACTATCAAACTCAACATTTTCGGCAAGAGAAGCGAGTTTGTCTTTCTGAGAAAGTGCAAGACCCTCAGCGACTTCTGCAAAGATTACATCAGCAACTGACTCTGCTAATCTTCTATTAAGAGCAACATTTCTTTCAATTTGCTCGTTGAGTTTTTCTTCCATTTCATCAAGTTTATCTACCATACTCTCGATTACATCATATTTATCTTCAGGAATTGAAACATAATGATCTTCAAAAAGTTGCTTCATTCCATTAAGGAATGATTCAGTCATTTCGGTTTTAAGTCCGTGCTCGACTGCAAGTGCATTCTCTTGAATCCACTCGTCAGCAACGTACTCAAGGTATAAATCTACTCTTTCTGTTAGTTCTTTCTTAATAAATTCTACCTCTTCAATTAGTGCATTCTCATATGTAGTTTGAAGTTCTTCTTTGATTTCGGAAACTTTTGATTTAATTGCCGCTTCAAAGATAGTTCTTGCTTTCTCTTGGAATTCTTCGGAAAGATCTTCGCCAGCAAGAAGAGCATTGACATCTTCTTCAATGTCAAACTCTTCTTCCATTTTCTTTTTCTTACCACCTTCTTCCTCTTTTTCTTCCTCTTCTTCTTCCTCTTCTTCTTCCTCTTCTTCCTTCTTATTATGCTGAGATTCAGAAACTACTTCATCATCTTCGGATTCAAAATCTTCCTCATCCTCAACAAGTTCATCTTCATCTTCAACTTCCTCTTTGGCAACAGACTTCATAGGTTCTGCTGCAGATGCTTTTGCATTAACTATATTTTTAACCTGAGCAAGAGTTGCTCCAGGTGTTTTTAGAGTTGCTGAATCATCGTCTGGACGATAATTTTCTGGAGTAGGACCACCTAGATCTTCCCAAGCACCAGTTTGACCTGGAATCATTACTCCAGAAGCATTCTGAGCAATATTGTGCATTGGTTCGGCAGATGCAGCCCCTTTGGTTACTACGTTTTCCATTTCTTGTAAATTTCTACCAACGGACATTTGTTTTGATTGTGTTATAATCTATATTTATTTATAATTTAAAGATTTGAAAGAAACTCTTGAAATAATTGAACTTTATGTTCTTGAAGAGTTTTTTCATCAATTAAAGTATTAATTCTACGCTTAGTTGATTCTGCAAGTTTTTCACGAAGGATTCCACCTTCCCAAACCCACTCTTTTCCTTCCATAATTCCCTGAACAAAAGCATCAGGTGCAGAAGGATCGGCAACAATATCTGCTGCTGTTGCAAGCATAAAGTCTTCACCGACAATTTTATGACCCTCATTGGTCATTTTTAATGATCCAACACCACGGGAAGAAACTCCAAGCATTACACCCTCACTAATGAGTGATTTTGCAATCTTACCCATTGGTGTTTCGAGAAGTTGAGCCTTACCAATAAAATTATTACCATCTTTATAGAGTTCACAAATTTTATGTGAAACTCTATCAAGATTTACAGTAGGTCCATCTGGATGTCCAAGTTCTCCGAGAGCACGTCCTTTTGAAACAAAATTTTCATTATAACGATTTACCTCTCTTTCCATAATAGAAAGAGGATACATTCTTCCATTTCTATTGATTTGCTCCGCTTGTAAGAAGATACCTTTAATATAAGATTTTTTGGTAGATCCTTTACCTTCGGTAATAAATTCTACTTTTGAAATTTCTTCTGTGATGAGTTTCATTTTATTCTGAGACTAGGGTTACTACTTCTGAAATATTAAAGAAAGTGTTTGCATCATCTGTTAAACATGCAACTTTCACACTTTTATAAAGAGCTGCTCCAGAAATATTTGGAGAAGTAATTGCTGAACTATTAAAATTAATTGTTACAGAAGAATCATCCATAGAAATGATTGGATTATGTGAGGTGTTGATTCCTGCAGTTGGTGCTCCAGAAATAGTTACATAATCTGTTGGTTCAAACGGATTTCCTGCATTATCATTAAAAGTTATTTTTGTAGTAGTTCCAGTCGTAATACCAGCAATAACTTGACGCTTCATAGTTTCCTTAATAATATCTGTATTATAAGATACAATATGAAAACTATTTCTATTGACAACTGGATTTGTTCCTATAGCAACATAACCACCAGAAGATGTTCCAGTTGATCCAATAGTAATTCTTAAATATCCACTTTTAAGTGCAATTGGAATACTTGTGGAAGCTACTCCAACTAGAGGACTTAATCTTGGAATTTGAGTATCTTGAATAATCTTAGTTGCCATTATTCATCTTCTCCAGTTTCTTCAGAATCCCCAAACATCATCGCTGAAATTTGTGGACGAACTGCGTCTACCTTTTCGGCAGATTTTGCATATAGTAATTGCTTAATCTTTTCGGAAACATCTGCAGGTGCTCCGTCAATAGCAATCAAATCGATAAGTTCTTCCATAAAAATTGATTGTATATTTATACGACTATTTATATCTTCCCACCTTTAGGTTGTGGAATTTCTAAAGAAGAAGCATCTATAGATGGTTCCATAGACACTTCTCCATTTGCACCTTGTTGAATATCTTGAGATTGATCTTCTCCAGTAGGTAAAGGATTACCCATTTCATCCACAGGTGCGTTAGGGTCTGGTAAAATACCCTTTGCAATCTCATCTTCAATTTGCAGATCAATTTCAATAATTTCAGAATCAGTTTGTCTAAGAATTTTCTTCCTTACGTATTCTGTGGAGTAATATTTACCAATATAAGGTTCTACAGTAGTTGCTAAAGTTAATCTATTAGTTAATAATTCTGCTTCTTTTAATTCTGCGAAATGATTATCATAAAGAAAATCATATTGAATATGATCACTCATTTTCTCCCAATCTTCGGGAGATACAATATTTTTTAATAAAAGTTGAGTACGAAGGATATCGTTAAAAACGTTTGCAAATCTTTTTCTTAATCTGCCTACGAATTTTGAAAACATTAATTCATCTCGTAGAATTTCTGACGATCTTCCAAGATTAAATCCATCGCCACCTCCAGCAATTCTAGTTTCTGGAACTGCAAGGGCTCTATAAAGTTTTTTCTGAAAGTATTCAATATCAGAAAGTTCTCCTAAATTTTGACCACCTGGTAAAGTAGTAATTTCTGTTCCTCTACCACCTTCTCTTCTTGGAAGCCAAAAATCTTCAAGCATACTCATGAATTTACGATCATCACGAACTTCACCGGTATTTGCATCATAGACAAGTTTATTACGATAACGACTCATTACTTCCTTAAGATATTGTTCTGCTTTTACTTTTGGAAGATTGCCAACATCAATGTAAAAAATTCTTCTTTCTGGTGCTCTTGAGAGTCTGTAAATTACTAAAGAATCCTCAATCATTCTAAGTTGATTGAGTGCTTTAATTG